AGTAATATCCTGTTCAGATATCGCAAGAATGGAAAGTCATATGCAAAGAAGGTAGACTTCTACAAACCCTCGCTCTACACCAAAGCTGATGCAAGTGCGCCTGGTGATACTATCCCGTCGATCTTCGGTTATGACCTGAAGCGAGTGCAGTTCGATTCGATCCGTGATGCCAAGGGCTTCGTCAACTCTTACAAAGACGTTGAAGGCTTTACTATCGAGGGCAACAGCAACTACGCCAACCAGTTCATTATCGAGCTGTACGATGGCAAGATGCCTGAGTTCGATCCAAGTCAGATTCGCGTAGGTATTCTCGACATCGAGGTCAATGTACCTGAAGGTGAAGGTTTCCCTGAGCCGGCTGATGTCAAGTGGCCTATCAACGGCATCACGATCTACGACAACTTCACCGACACCTACTACACGATCGGTGACAAGCAGTACATCCACGACAAGCAAGACAAAGACGTTGGTGACCTGACAGTTGAGTACCAACAGTGTGCTGGTGAAGTCGCGTTGCTGAAGGCGATGCTGCGTCACTTCAAAGAGTTCGGCTACGATGCAACTTCAGGCTGGAACTCCGAGACGTTTGACATGCCGTACATCGTCAATCGTTGCTATCGGATCTTGGGTGAAGAGACAACCAAGTCGCACCTGTCGCCATTCAACAATATCGAACTGCGCGAAGTTAACGGTAACTTCGGCAAACCTCAGTTAAAAGCGGATATCATGGGTGTCCCACACCTCGACTTCCTGCAACTGTACAAGAAACACATCTATGTCCCGCGTGAAAGCTACCGCCTCGACTTCATCGGTCATGCTGAACTCGGTATGAAAAAGATGAGCTATGAGGAAGAAGGCTCGCTGAGCGCGTTGTATGAGCAGAACCCACAAAAGTTCTACAGCTATAACATCAAAGACGTTCGAATCGTTAAGGAGCTGAACGACAAGCTTGGTCTGTTCAACATCACCTTCACCCTGGCCTACTACTGTCTGTCAAACTATGAAGAGACGCTGGGAACAACCAAGATCTGGGAACAACTGATCGCCAAGCAACTGTATAGCAAAGGTCAAGTGCCGTTGTTTGCAGCTAAGCGTCAGGCCGGTAAAGAGTTCGACGGTGCGTTCGTGCATAACACTGTTGTCGGTTTCCATAACTGGTTAGTGTCTATCGACTTGAACTCATTGTATCCGATGAATGAAATACAATACAACATCGGCCCGAACACCTACATCCCGCGTGAGCGTCTGCCTCAGTGTCTACAAGAGTTGAAGTCGAAGTACACCCTTGATGACTTGGTACATAAGCGAGTGGACTTGTCTGACTTGCCTAAGTATAACCTGATCATGGCTGGTAACTTTGAGTTCTATGATCGCAGCTACGTTGGCTTCATGGCTGAGATTAAGGATGAACTGTACACTGGTCGTAAAGTCAAGAAGAAACTGATGCTCAAAGCTCAGACCGAGACGCAACGTGTCAAGGGTGAGTTGAAGGTTCAGGGTATGATTGATGCTCTGGTCAAGGAACTCAAGCACTGGGAATGGCAGGACGGTCTGAACAACAACCTTCAGATGGCGCTGAAGATTCTGCTGAACGCCGGTTATGGTGCTATCGGTAACGAACACTTCCTGTACTACAAGGTCGAGAATGCTGAAGCGATCACCCTGTCAGGGCAACTGATCAACAAGTGGACACACGTTCGCGTCAACGCACTGTTGAACAAGATGCTTGGTACTGTCGATGTGAACCGTACAGTGGCCGGTGATACTGACTCGTTGTATCTGGTCATGGACGATGTTGTGAGAATGATGGGCATCGGGCATCTACCTGAAGGTGAAATCGCTGACCAACTCGACAACTTCATGAAGCAAGTACTGTCACCGAAGATCGATCAGTTTTCGCAAGAGCTTTGCGACTATATGAACGGCATGCAAAACAAGATGGTCTGGGAACGTGAAGTGATTGCACCTGTTGCGATCTTCGTGCGCAAGAAAGGTTACACGATGAGCATCATTGACAGTGAAGGTGTTCGCTTCGCTGAGCCTAAGTTCAAGGTGACTGGTCTTGAAGCTGTGAAGTCGTCGACGCCTGAGTGGTCTCGCAACTTCTTGAAGGAGTGCTACAAGATCGCGCTGACTCGTGACCAAAGCAAGCTGCATACGCGTGTAGCTGATATCCGTAAGGAGTTCATGAAGCTCTCGGTTAACGACATCGCAATCCCTCGTGGTGTAAACAACCTCGAAAAGTATACAGATGATACGAGCATCTATATCAAAGGGACGCCGAAGCATGTCAAGGCCGCACTCGTCCACAACCACCTAGTCAAATCGCGTGGCATGAATACGCAACTGATCAGTGGTGGTAACAAGATCAAGTTTATTGACCTGAAGCGTCCGAATCCGATTAACCAAGACGTTGTCGGCTTCAACTACTTCTTACCGGCCGAGTTTGAGCTTGATAAGTTCGTTGATCGAGACACGATCTTCGACACCGCATTCATGAGTCCGCTGCTGATCTTCCTCGAGGCGATCAAGTGGTCACATGAACCTGTAATCAGTCTTGAAGACTTCTTTTCCTAACACAAAGGTACACATGATGAATAGCATTGGTTTAATGGGCGCAGCTGGTAGCGGCAAAGACACTACAGCGCGCATTCTGATCCAGAAGTTACATAACGCAGGCATCGGACTCTTTGAGACCTACAGCTTTGCCCGGCCACTGAAAGCGTTCACTGTTGATGTATTCAATGTGTCTCCAAGTATCATTGAGCCTACAACGCCCGAGGCTCGCGCTCTGCGTGAGTCTGTGACGCGCACCGACTACAGAGACTGTGCGTTGCGTAACTCGTTTGACTTTGCTCTGATGAGCATCCTTGACGACTACACTGAAGCGACCGACACGGGATATAGTGAACTGTTTGCCAGCATCGGGTACGGTGACTCATCTATCGCATTTGATGGACTGTACAAAAAATATCTTGAAGTTCTTCGTGGTGAGATGTATACGCCCAATGCCTTTATGCGTATACTCTATAAGTTGGTCGATAAAGAGCCGATGGTGCGCTTCAAGACCAGCCCAAGACGTTTGCTGCAAGTAACAGGTACAGAGTTCTTTCGGGAGACCATCTCGCAGTCGTTCTGGACCGACATTGCACCTAAGCGTGGTATGATCTATACCGATGTGCGCTTTGGTAATGAACTCGACTTTGTTCACCAGAATGGTGGCCTTATGTTGAAAATTGTCAATCAAAATCAACAAGTTATTAAAAGTTCTTCGCATGCTTCTGAAGAACTTGTGTATACTGCGCAAGCTGACTATGTCATTGAGCACGATGGCAAAAACCTCGAGACAATCGACATCGCGGTTGACCGCTTCATAACCACACTTAACACATACTAAGAAGGTCTAACCACATGCTGTACGCGAAGTTCGAAGTGCTTGAAACACCTGATACCATTGAACTGGGGAAATACCTGAAGAGCATCTCTGACGAAATCAACTTCGAGTCGACATTTGACTTCGATAGTGAAAGCGACTCGGTCAAAGTGTTCTTCGAAACGCAACGCGACGGCAAAGAGTATCTGCGCCGCGTGCTTGACGATTATGCAACATTGGGGTTCGAGATGTCGCATGAAGTTGACTTGTTCGACTTGAGCGTCTACATCAATGATCCAGAACTGCAAGCGTTCTTCATGACTCAGCGCATGAACATTCAGCAAGTGCAGACTGAAGCACTCGGTGAAATTCTCGGTGAAGCGCAGGGTGATGTTGACAGAATGAATCGCGCACAGGAGAAGAACGAAGCAAGCGCGATGCTCAATGGTCTAAGTAGTATGCGCAAGATCATCAACGTCATTGTTTCACGTCTTGATGAAAAAGGGATCTTTCTGGCAGACGAAATCAACAAAGTGTCAGAGCGCGACACGATTCACTGATCCAAAGTAATACCTCAAACACTACACGGGCAATCGATCCCGTGTAGTTTTACCTGTAAACTCCTAAAGGAAAGCATCAACTATGTCGAGTATTATGGAACGTATGAAGAAAGCCTCGTTTGTTGAGAGTGCAGCCGCACTGTCTCATTCTGAGTTCTTCAAGGGGACTGATCTGGTCGCTATGCCGGTCTACATGATGAACGTAGCGTTCTCTGGCACCCTTGACGGCGGCTTCATGCGCGGCCTGCATCAACTCGCAGGGCCTTCTAAGCACTTCAAATCAAACATGGCGCTTGTGCTGTGCAAAGCGTTTCAAGACAAGTACCCAGACGGGATCATCCTGTTCTATGACTCGGAGTTCGGTGCAACGCCTGAATACTTCGAAACCGCAGGCATCGACAACACCCGCGTGTTCCACATCCCGATTACCAACATCGAGGAGCTGAACTTTGACCTGAACAAGAAGCTTGACGAACTCACCAAGAAAGATCGGGTGATGATCTTCGTTGACTCCATCGGTAACCTGGCCTCTAAGAAAGAAGTCGAGGACGTCAAGAATGAGAAGTCTGTTGGTGACATGACTCGGGCCAAGACTCTGAAAAGTCTGTTCCGTATCGTCACGCCGAAGCTGACCACGAAAGACATTCCGATGGTCTGCATCAACCACACCTACGACACTCAGGAAATGTACTCCAAGAAAGTCGTGTCCGGTGGTACTGGTATTGAGTACAGTTCGCATACTGTACTGATCATCGGTAAACGTCAAGTGAAAGAAGGCACTGAACTGCTGGGCTTCGAATTCGTGCTGAACGTCAACAAGTCACGCTTCATCAAAGAGAAGTCGGCTATCCCTATTACCGTGACCTATGACGGTGGTGTTGATCGCTTCTCTGGATTGCTTGATGTCGCTCTGGAAACTGGCCACGTTCTGAAGCCTAAGAACGGTTGGTTTACTCGTCCTAGCGTTGTCGGTGATCGCAACTGGCGTCGGGCTGATACAAGCAGCGACGACTTCTGGGATCCGCTGGTCAATGATCAGAGCTTCAAAGATGCTGTGCAACAGATGTTCTCGTTGACCAGTCCGAAGACTTTCACCATTGATGCTGAG